TTGGCGTGCCTAATCCAGTTAATGCACTACCTGAAGTTCCAACTGTAACTCCTGTAACAACCGCATCACCTGTACCATTCTCATCTGTAGCTCCGGTTGCAACAGTAACAGCAGTGCCTACTTTAGCGACCGTCTTATCACTTACAGTAACTGCAGTAACAATATCACTTCCAGTTCCAGTTGAAGCAACTGCACCAGTAGCTGCAGTAATTGCAGTACCAAGAGTAACCTTTGAAGCACTTAAATTTGTTCCTAGGGTTGTATTAGTAGCAGTAACATCATCACCATTACCGCCGCCAATTATTAAAGTTTCTGCAGCCGCGCCACTACCCATTGTAAAAGTCCAATTAGACTTATTTGCAGTAACTGCAGTATTACCAGTTACATTTGGTATAGATACGTTTGAATTTCCTGTAACATTTGGTACGGTTGTAGTAACTAATTTACTAGCTGTCTTTGTAACCTTAGAAACAGTTTCTGTTCCATTTGTCGGCACAATACTTGTAGTAACTAAATTCTTTCCTGTTTCAGCTGTAACTGATTTTACAAAGGTATCACTTGTAGTATTTGGATATCCAGTTACCGCCGCAGCAGTTCCATTTGCTCCTACTGCAGTTCCACTTGCAGTAGCTTTCACATTAGTTGTACTAGGAGTAACACTAATCGTTGGTTTGTTAACCGAAAAAGTTGTAGCCTCTCCAAGTGCTACGTCAGTAGTGCCACCACTAAAACTAACCGCAGAACTTCCATTTGTAAAAGTTGTTGATTCGCCAAGCACTACATCAGTCTGTTTTGTAAGACTCACTCCAGTAACAACGTCACTTAAATTAAGTCGTGTATCACCAATTTTTTCCCAAGACTTAGTAGCACTACCGATAACTACATATTCATCATATATATCAAGTGCTTCTGAGCTTGGAGTAGAGGAAGACTTAACTAAATAAAAAGCACCACTCTGTGCATCTGCTGCCTCTAAAGTACCAGTTACACTACCAGCTTTTGCTCCTTTAGGAATATTCGCGGCTGTGGGTGTTCCTGTTCCATCCCAAGCTACAATAAAAGATACGCCGCCACTAATCATTTGACGTGCGGTAGCGTCTTTAATATCATACGTATTACCAGAAGGCAACGTAATTTTACTTATTTCTGCCATTATTCTTTCTCCTTAATTCCTATTTAGAACTAACGTCTCATCTTCCAACTCGCCAGATAATTGCTCATCTGCGTCATCAACGTTAATCTTATTATTCCAAAATAATTTATCAGCTAAAGTTACATGAATATCATAATTATTTATATGTTCCATTAATATATCACGTGTTTTTTCATCAACAAAAGCAAGGTCTTGTACGTAGGCATTTCCCGTTCCAATTTTTATATTTGGTATCTGTATAGTTTTTGCAACTATTTCCCCATATTCTTCGACTTCATAAGTCTTAGTTTCATAATCAGTATATACAATAACCTCTCCAGCCATTGGAATAAAACCTTTCGCATTATTCCAATTTTCTGTCGTATCTCGCTTTAATTGAATTCTTGTATTTACTGTAGCACTCATCACATACCTCCTATATTTGTGGTACTAGTGCCACAATCTAAAATTAAATCATCTAATCCAATTATTCTATCTTCAATTACAATACCATTACCAGCAGTATACATTCCATGTTCAATTAATTCTATTATCTCTTCATATTCACTTTGAAGCAGATATTCGATTTCAGACCATGGATGTATTCCATCTCCAATTTTTAACTTGTTAACATCCGTTGAATAAGCGGGCTCTCCAAGTCTTAAAATTGGATTTTTTTCAATCCATTCGGATTCCTTGGCACGACGTAATTGAATTATTGCTTTTACGTGTCGTGTTTTAGTAGCCATACCCTTCAACACCTCCACCATCGTAAATTACAACCTCATCATAGTATACGTCTTCTGGTTGTGTATTATTTACGTTAATTTTATTATCTAAAACGGTAGAAGTTTTATGAAGTTTTACGTTAAACTTTTTGCTACTATTTAAAACTGTCTTAAAAACCTTCTCCATTTTAACTCCTTATATAATTCCTTCTTTTAAAACTCCATATATACGTTCATGAATAACTTCTGAAGCATAAGCCTCTCCATCATTATCTAAAATTCTTATTTGAATTGCAGTTATATTTTTTTCTGCAGCGGGGTAGAATTTAAAAGAAAGAGTATCTTCTTGAGTTAAATGAATTGTTGCCTGGCAACCTTTTACTTCTTCTTCCTCAGGATTTAAATTGTTACTTCCAAGTTCATCTCCAATATTAGTATCAGTAATAAAACTATTAGATAAATCTATTTCCTTAAAAGTAACATCACTTAAACTCTTTTCTAAAACAACCTCACCATTTTGCCAATAGGTAACATATAACTCTGCTATCTCATCCATAGATAAAGGTAAAGTAAAGCTATGATATGGAGTTGTTCCTCTATATAACATTTGACTACCTCCGACTAATTTTTCATTCGCTTCGCTCTTAAGTAGACTTTATCTAAAGAAACTCCACTTTTATGAGGAGGAGATTCGCATGAGTAAAAGTGAAGAAAAAATTGTAACTTTATTAAAGAAAAGTAAATATAAATTTGAAAGAGAAAAGCGATTCGTAGACTTGCGCGCCGGCCGCTTACGTTATGACTTCTGCATCTATACATCGAACGGACCGATACTTTTAGAGTTTCAAGGCATCCAGCATTATGAGTTTGTGAGCAAATTCTATAAGTCAAGACGAGATTTTCTATCCGCGCGCGAGCGAGATAGACAAAAAATTTCATATGCCCTCGCGCATCGTATCCCAATTTATATAATACCATATTGGGAGCTTGAAAATCTAAGCTCCGCCGCAGACCTATTCAATCCACGCTTCCGCGCACTTACACGTTGGAAGAATGACGTCGATTACCAAAATTTCAAAAGGAAAATTTGACAAACCCGTGAAAATTTGTGTATAATAAAGGTGGAACAAACAAAAAAACAAAACAAAAAAACTTATAAATATATATTATATATAATAGAAGAGATTCTCTTAAGCGGGAGTCTCTTTAGTTAGTTTAGGCGCAATTTCAATTTTGAGACTTACGCTTATAAAATTTGTCTTTCCATAAAATTTCTGATATAATATAATTAGAATTAAAATAGGAGGATTAGATTATGATATTATATGGAGTAATCTTCCTATTCCTTTTAATTATTATTTATTTATTTATATCTCAAAAGAAAATAAAAGAAGAAAATTCAGAATTAAAAGAAAAGAAATTAGAAGAAATTAAAACCTATTTTAGAAAGGAGTGGGAAGAAGAAGAAAAAGAGTTAGAACACAGAAAGAAATTAGAAGAAGTTAAAATTCTAAAAGAGATTACTGATGTTACTAATGACTATTGTCGGAAAAAAGATAAGTTAGATAAGGAAATTGGAATTCTATCAACTCAACTTGAAGAAAAAGAAAAAAGATATAATGAAGTCAATCAAGATTTAGACTTATATCGCAAAGGTAAAATTAAAGAAATTGACGCGGGACTTTTAGAGTTAACTCATAAAAAAGAAATTTTACTTGAGAATGAGTTTAAGGAAAAGAAAGAGAATAAATTAAAAGAATTTGATGAAATTGTTACTTTTTTAAAAACCCAAGAAGAACAATTAAATAATGAAGTAAATCAAATTAAATGGGTTTTAGAAGACTATCGTTTACGGCGCGCCGCCATAAACGAAGAGATTCTACGTCAAAAGCAACTTGAAGAACAACAAGACTTCTATCGAATCCAACTTGACCCAAATGAAATTGATGATATAGAAATCTTACGAGATACAGCCCGGCGCCTTCAACGTCCAGAGATTATCAATAAAATTATTTGGTCAGGCTACTACCAAAAGCCACTTGCAGAATTGCGTAAGCGTTTACTTCCAAATGGAGATATAAGTGGAGTCTATAAAATAACTCGACTGAAAACAAATGAAATCTATATAGGACAATCCACTTCATTGGATAAGCGTTGGCAAGAGCATACGAAATCAGCTTTAGGAGTTGGAACTTTAGCTTCATCTCAACTTCATCGAGTAATGGCATTAGACGGCCCGGAGAACTTTACCTTTGAAGTTCTCGAAGAAGTCCCCAAAGACAAACTTCGTGAACGAGAATCTTACTATATTGACTTTTATGATAGTAAAAATTACGGCTTAAATACAATAAGCGGTGATAAAAAATAAAATTACGCGAAAGCAAAAGGAGGAGGAACCTTTTATGAATCAAATTCAAAAACAAATTATTGAAACAACAGACTCAAAAGTATACGTAGATAGCGCGGCCGCATCAGGTAAGACCCATGTACTGACCGAGCGCATACGTTATCTCTTAAACTCAGGCGTTGCACCAGAAGAAATCGTAGCAATTACTTTCACAAACAATGCAGCTTCAGTTATGTATGAGCGCCTTGGCAAACCACAGGGACTCTTTATTGGCACAGTCCATTCATATTGTAATTTCTTACTAATGGCTTCTGGCATTGACACAAGTGAACTTCTATTAAATGAGAAATTTGACGAGTTATTTCCACTTATACAAGCAAATCCACAATGTATACGTCATATCTCATATCTACTTGTAGATGAAGCAATGGATTCAACAGAGCAGCAATTCGAATTTTTTGAGTTACTCAAACCTGACAATTATATGTATTTCTTTGATTTACGTCAAGCAATTTATGGTTGGAATGGCGCAGACCCACAATATCTAATTGATAAGATGGAAACTGAAGATATAACTGTCTACCATATGAAACAAAACTATCGCAACTATAGAGAAATCTTACAGTATGCGAAGAGATTTTTGTTTAGACTTGGCCCAGCCTATGCAGATGATTCAATTTCTGCTCGCGGCGGGTCGTTTGGTTGTGTTCTCGAAGGAGATTACACACCCGCGCAAGCAGTTGAAGTTTTCTTAAGAACACACAAACAGTTAGGATGTGATTGGAAAGATTGGTTTATACTTTGCAGAACAAATGCAGACGTTGAATTATTTAGTATCTTACTCGATAAACAAAACGTACCTAATGATACTTTTAAACAAGCTGAATTTACTAATGCAGAAATTGAGCAGAAGATGAAAGAAAATACAGTTAAAATTTTAACCGTCCATAGTGCAAAAGGACTCGAAGCACCAAACGTTCTCGTATACAATGTAAGAGCATATAAGGATGAAGAAGCACGTATATGTTATGTTGCTGCAACGCGGGCGCGCGACCATTTAATTTGGGCGAAAATGCCAAGTAAGAAAAAGAAGAAAACGAAAATCGTAAATTGGGAATAAAAAAGACCGACGCATATGTCGGTCTTATTTTATCATGTTTAATAATCTTGTCGCATCGAATGCGCTCATTTCTGCCTTTCCATACTTACACGTTAAACATTTCTGACTTGCATAATCTGGGCATTTCTTATGGAAAGGAACTATACTATACTTCAAATTATAGCATTTATATAAAACTGAAATCCCATTCTTACTCATTGTAATCATTGCATTATAAAGTACCTGGATTTTCAGGTGTAACCCCTTCGGCTGTTTCTTCGGGTAGCTCTTGTTCAATTGAATTTAAGACTGTTTCAAGAACAGCGGGATTAAGTGAATTTTTATTTTTTAAAATAAATTCAATTATCTCGTTCATTTTCATTGGTAGGTACCTCCTATAACTTATTTGTACTCGTACTATTTATAAGTCGCGGCCGCGTGAATTAACTCTTTAAATTTGACTTTTCTTTTAAAATCTGATATAATATAAGTAGAATGAAAGGAGTATAAAATGTTTAAAGTCAAAAGAAAAGATACGGGTGAGATTTTTCAAGTTTTAGATACCCATGTTGAAGACTACTTTAATATAACTTACTTTCTGATTTGGGAGAATAATGGGTGGAGATGGAGACTTGCAAAGAATTTTGTACCACCTGGAGTTGAAGTAGATGGAAAAGATTGCAAATAAATGTATTCAATGTATTCATTATAATGAACAAGAAAAACGTCTTAAAAATAAATTTTATTGTGCGTTAACTTGTGAAGAATATTTACAGTTTCAAAAAAATAATATAGAAACTGTTTTGAAAGAAATTGATAAAATTAAAACTAATTAATTGGAGAGATAAATGAGTTATACAGCAAATGATATAGAAACTTTAAGCTTCCGCGACGCAGTGCGCGAGCGTGTAGCCATGTATATGGGTAGCGCAGATAATCAAGGAGTTTTACAATGTGTGCGCGAAATTATCACTAATTCAATTGACGAAATGACAATGGGATATGGTGATACAATTAATATAGAATTAGAGGCTGATAATACTATTAGTATTATGGATAATGCACGTGGGGTTCCTTTTGGTATTCGTGAAGATGGTACCGAAGCCATGGAAGCTATATATACGATGCCACATACGGGTGGTAAATTTAATGAAAAGGTTTATCAAAATGTTGCAGGTATGAATGGCATTGGAAGCAAAGGCGTAGCTTTATCTTCTTCTGTTTTTTGTGCTACCTCAATGAGAGATGGTAAAGTTGCAACTTTAACTTTAAAAGATGGCATTAAAGAAAATTTTTGGGTTACAGAAGGTAAACCAGAAGATCATGGAACAATTGTTATCTTTAGACCTTCTCCTGAAGTTTATAATTTGGAACCAATAGAAATTAAATTTGAAGATATAAAAGAAATGTGTCGAAATTGGTCTTATCTAACAAAAGGAGTCACTTTTAATTTACATAATGATATGACTGAAGAAAATGTGACTTATAAGTCAGATAATGGAATTTTAGATTTCTTAAAAGATTCAATCAAGAAGCCGATTCATAAAACTCCACTTTATATCTCTGTTAAAGAAAATGGAATTGAATGTGAAGTTGCAATGCAATGGGCGGCCGACCGAAAAGAGCATTGGTACGTTTTTACTAATGGTCTTGCAAATTCAGAAGGCGGCACTTCATTAACGGGAGTTAAAACCGCACTTACTAATTTCTTTAAAAAGAAATTTAAAGGCGAGTTTAATTCTGATATAGCACGGTCTGGTCTATTCTATATAGTAAATTGCAAAGTACCAAATCCTTCTTTTGCAAATCAAACAAAGACAAAAGTTAATAATCCTGAGTTGCGCGGGCTTGCTCAGCGCGCGACGGGACAGATGCTTGATGAGTTTAGTCGTAGATATGCGAATGAGTTTGATTCTATAATTGAATTACTTACAAAGGAACTTAAGGCTGAGCGCGCCGCAGAGAAAGCACGTAAACAAGTTCTTGAGGCTTCAAAGGAAGTTGAAAAGAATCAGAAACGTAAAGTTTTCGCAAGTGATAAACTTAAAGATGCAGAATTTCTTGGACAAAATTCAACTCTTCTAATTGTCGAAGGAAATAGTGCTATGGGTGGAATGGCACAAGCACGAGATTATACAAAGTATGGACTTCTCGCAATTCGAGGAAAGATTATTAATTGCCTTTCAAACCCTGAAGAGAAAATCTTTCAGAATGAAGAAATTAAATTGCTTTTAAGTGCAATGAATATAATTCCAGGCAAATATAATAGTTCCAAATTACGCTATGGTCGAATTGCAATCTGTTCCGATGCAGATAGCGACGGCGCGCACATTGGACTTCTTATAATGGCAGCACTTCAATATCTTGCGCCAGAGTTCATACGTGAAGGACGTTTATGCTGGCTTCGTTCACCACTTTATATCGTAAATAATAAAGGAAAAGAAAGTTATTACTTTACTGATGATGAGTTTAATAAAGTGAGAAATAAAATTAAAGGTGAAGTAACCCGTGCTAAAGGACTTGGTGAATTACCAGCTGAAACTGCACATGCATCAATGTTTACTCCAGAATATCAGAGAATGGATGTAATGGAATATGATGCAGATGCAATTGAATTACTTTATGGACTTATGGGTAGTGACGTAGAGCCAAGAAAAAATTTTATTATGAAGAAAGTTGATTTTAGTAAGGTGAGAGAATGACAATAAACGATTATTATGATTATGTAGATGCTTTCTATATAAAATATACGCACGAGAATCCACAAGAAGACCCATTATTATTTAATAGATGGCTAACCCGTATACGTATTCTTGCTTCAGTTTTTGAATCACATATAGTAGATGCAACAGTCATAGAAAACGATGATATTCAAAAGTGGTATAATTTTGATAAATAAAATAATTTTAAATATAAATAATTTGACTTTTATTTAAAATTCATATATACTATATATAGAAATTAAAAAGTGAGGAAATAAATGAGTAATCTAAAACCGATAATTGAAGATTCAATGATTCAATACAGTGGCGCGGTCCTTCAAAACCGTGCTCTTATTGATGTGCGCGATGGGTTAAAACCATCTGCACGCCAAATCTTCTACTCTATGCTCACACGTAAACTCACTCATGACAAACCATATAAGAAAACCGCTAATGCTGTAGGTATGGCAATGGCAGACTTCTATATCCATGGCGACAGTTCATGTGAAGGCGTTATAATGCGCGCGGGCCAACCTTTTGCGATGAGGTATCCTCTTGTAGATGTAAAAGGTAATGCTGGTTCTCTAATTGAATCCGGTAATTGGGCCGCAATGCGTTATACAGAGAGTAGATTATCAAAAATTTCAAATATCCTTTTTACTGATATAAATAAAGATACAATTGAAGAATGGAGAGATAATTACGATAATACAAAGCAATATCCTTCTGTATTACCAAGCAAAGGTTTTTACAATGTTTGCAACGGTAGTCAAGGAATTGGTATTGGTATGGCTTCTTCAATTCCACAGTACAATTTAAAAGAAATGAATCAAGCACTTGAACATTTACTTTTAAACCCCGATTGTGATTTTGAAGAAATCTATATTGCTCCAGATTTTGCAACGGGTGCAATTCTACTTAATGAAGATGAAGTAAAAGAATCAATGCGCGCAGGCACAGGTTTTGCTTGTAAGTTAAGGAGTGTTGTAGATTATGATAAAAAAGAAAACTGTTTTGTCGTAACTGAAATTCCTTACTCAGTCTACACTAATACAATTTGTGGTGAGTTAGAAGAGATAATTAATGGTGAAGAAAATCCAGGAATTGAGCGTTTTAATGACTTAACTGGTAAAACTGCATTAATTAAAATCTATCTTGCAAAACGAGCCAACCCAGACAAGGTATTAAAATATCTCTATAAAAATACCTCTCTTCAATACTACTATTCAATTAACTTTACAATGCTTGATATGGGTAGATTTCCTCGTGTATTCACTTGGAAAGAAATGTTACAGGCTCATATCGACCATGAGAAAGAAGTATATCGTAGAGGATTTGAATTTGATTTAAAGAAAATAACTGACCGACTTCATATAATTGAAGGATTATTAATTTGTCTTGCTAATATAGATGAAGTAGTCCATACAATTAAAACGTCCAAGTCAGCTGTTACCGCCGCGGCCGCGTTAAAAGAACGGTTTTTATTA